TCAATGAGTTAAAAACAAAAGGATTAAACATTGTGCCTACAATAAAAAAGAAAGGTAGCATCTTGTCAGGAATTGCATTAATGCAAGATTATCAAATTGTAATTGATGGCAATTCAATAAATCTAATTCGTGAATTTAATAATTATTCTTGGAAGCTTACAGGTTCTATTCCTCAAGATAATTTCAATCACGGAATAGACTCTTGTCGTTATCTTTGTCAGTACCTACTTACTAGGTCTGTACCTCATGGCAATTACTTTATTAGGTAAATTGTTACATTTGTAACAAAAAATATTTAATTTGTTATATTTCTACATTTATTTGTCAGTTGGAGAATTAATTACTATATTGAACACAGTTCATTGAAATATTGTTTAACCCATAAAATTGAAAACATGGAAAAATTAAAACTAGAGAAAGTTAACTCTAAAAAACAACTAGAAGCTCAAGGTTATTTTAAAATAGATTTAAACAAAGGAGTTTGGGATTTTTGTTGGGGGAAGTATGTTATAACTAGCACCAGACAAAACGAAAGTTCAGTTCTTTATTTTGGTGGTGACATTTTATCACAAACACCTGTTGAGTCAATAAAAGAAGCTTTGTACCTGTACAATACTTATCATTACAGTTGTCCAGAACACTACTTATAAGGAGTAGGGGAGGGTAAAACCTCCCTTTTTAAAAAAAGATTTGGTCAGTTGGAAATAATTAACTAAGTTTGTGTATAACTAATAAAGAAAACAATGAAAGAAAACAAAAAGATTATCCCAAAACATTTTAAGCTTAACAACGATTGGATTCAGAAATCTAATCAGAATCTAGTAATGGATTTATTAAGAAAACAATTTAAAACAAATAAATAATTATGAGTAAAGTAAACGCATTCGAGAACGAGATATTTGACCACTACAGAAAAAGAGTAAATCAAATAGAAAAATCAATTAACCTATTAAGAAGTCATGGCTACACTGTTGTAGATTTAGAAGGCAAAATAATAGAAGAAGAAGTTAAACAATAATGGAAGACATAATAATCGATTTAGAAAAAGAAATAAAAGAGATGCAATACGACATTCAGTGGCAAAACCATTACATGAGGTTCTTAGAAGACAAGAACGATGAATTGCATAACCAAGCTACTGTTTATGCTAACTACATTATGAATTCAAACAAAACTTATTAGATATGGAAAAAGCATTAATAAATAATAGATATTGGAAAAAACAAATAAACAATATCATAAATAAAATTAAAGAATATAACAAGTTTTTAATTTCTACACCACAAAGCCAAAGAGAAAGAGAAATAGATTCTGATGTAAAAATTGAAATTAGCTCTAATTACAGAATAGAAGTAAATGGAGACAAGGAAGCCCATAATGATATGTTAGCGAGCTTAGAAATATATTCATGGACAATCACACCAGAAGAACTAGAAGTGCTCGTAGAAGCTCTTAAATGCGTTTATTCAAATCATCCTGATGGAGAGATTAAAATGTCTGTTACACATAATCACGATTGTTTAAATTGTTAGTTATGAGAACAATAAAATGTGAAATGTGTGGTCATGAAAATCATGAATACAATTTTAAATGTGAAGGTTATGATTGTGGAATTCCTTTAGATTTAACAATAGAAATTAATTCATTTGGTTTGCCAGATATAATACAAAAACAATTATGAGAAAGTGTAATAAATGTGCAACTATAATACAAGAGAAAGCAAAGCAACTCTTTTGTTATAATTGCAAAGGGTACAAACTACCTTACGAAACTTATAAATTTTATTCTATATCAAATCAATTTAATAATAAATAATTATGGAACATACAGATAAAGAAATAGTTGACATTTTATTTAATGACTTTCCGAAAGTCGGAGAGCAAATATTAGAATATTTAGATAATCAAAATAAATAATTATGAAAGTAAACAGAGTATATAAAATAGTACGCCCAATGAGAAGATTTGGCAATTTAATAAAGGACATTATAAATCCAAGAGAGTCAAAATATGCTTGGTGTAGGTATCCTCTTTATGCCAAGACAAAGAAAGAAAAAGAAATCTATATGGCTACAATAATAGAACATTTAGATAATAGAATAATTATAAACCCAGAAATAGAAATTTAATACTATGACACATTTAGAAGATTTAAACAGAATTGAAATCAAACACCTTAGAGATACTGTTAATATGTTTGAAAACCAAATCACACACCTTACAAAACTACTCAAGACAATAAGAGAAGAGAACGAAACTCTTAAAGCAAAGAATGAATTGCATAGGCAAAAACTAGAAACAGAATACAGAAAGAGTAAAGTATGAAACTACTTACCTTTGAAATAAAAGAAGTAGGACAAGAAGTTTATACTAAACAATTCAATACGGACAGGTCAATTCAATACACCATTGAACAATACTCAAGGCATCGCCAAATTCAATACATGAATTTAATACCTATGAATTCAATATAAATTCAATACATAAATTTAATACATAAATTTAATAGTTTGTTTGTTTGCCCTCTGTAAATTTTACAGGGGGTTTTTTGTTCGATAACCTGCAAAGCTAAAAACAAATAAAGCAGTAAAGCAAATTAATATTGTTATTTAGAATTAATATAAATTATTAACTTTGTTCGTTAATTGTTTTGTCAGTTGGAATATTTATTTATATATTTGTCTAAACATTAAAACAAAAAACATGAAAAAAACCTATTCAGTAGATTTTGACATTTTAACACAACTTTATGAGGTTGTTGACGTTACCAAAATACACCCTCAACCATTAATTAAAACCTTTAAATATCATTCAAACGCTTATAAATTTGCTAAAACTTTAGGAGGTTTTGTAACATCACAAAACTCTTAATCATGAAAAAACTATTTAAAATATTATCCGAAATTTTCGCATTCTCTCTGTTCACTTTTGTTGTAGGGGTTTGCCTTATCTTATTAATTAACCTATTTATATAACTATGAAAACAAGAATTAAAAACCTGTTCGCTAAAATCATTTTAAGCGACTTATTTATAAAAGCATTTGTTTATATAAGTGCTTTTATTTTAACCTTATTATTAACCTTAGAAATATAAAACAATGAAAACAAAACAAACAAATTGGAATGACAAAGACATACAATTAAAAGACAATTCATTAAGTTTATTAAAATATACCTTACATTGTTTTGATTATGGAAAAATTCATGAAATACCAAGAGATGAAATAGAAATCTTAATATCTAAATTAGAACTAGATTTATATGGTTGGGGGTATTATACAAATAAATTAAAAAAAGAAAATAAAATATAAAACAATGAAAACAAAAACAATAGACATAAACGCTAAAGAATGGTTTGACAAAATTAACGGTAATTCCTATTTTTGCGGTACAATAACCCTTAATTATTTAATGCATAATGAGGAAACTTTTTTAATTCCGTTTCAATATGGTTACGGTTCACAATACGAAGACGAAGCGAAAGCAATATTAACAGAATTTAATAAAATAAGTTGTAACGGTTTTCAAGGTTTATACACTTATTGTAAAGACAATAATATTATTTATAGGCATAGTATAAAAAGAAACTCATTAAAAAGAGAATTAAAACAAATTGAAAAAGATTATAATAATAATTTAAATAAATAAACAAATGAAAACAAACAAAGAAACAATTAAAACGTATTTAGAACAAGAGAAAACACACGGACAAAGTGCCAACGTATTTTTTGAATATTCCCGTATTTATTCATACGGTTATCATTATTTATTAGGCAAATTTATTAATGATGATTTATTAATCATAAATGACACGGGATACAGTGCCACTACATCAAAGCATATACACTTATTAAGAAACACGGCAAACGAAATGAATATAACTAATTTTAGTACATCAAACGTTGATTTAATAAGCGTACAAAACGAAATTAAATACTTAGAGGATAAATTGCATAAGGCAAGAAAGCCAAAGATTTGGTATAATAAAATAAATTCTCTTTATAATAATTGGTATGATTTCACTAAAAAATATGGTGCCTTAAATATGCAAGGTGCATCTATTAATTTAGGTTTTCATAATAAATCAAATGACATTCAAAAAATAATGCTTAGAGTTGAGCAATATTACACGGCATTAACTTTAAATATGAGCTTATGAAAACAACAGAACAAAGAAAGTATTTTATTAATGACGTTATTAAGGCAGGTTATAACATAGAGCCGTTAACCTGCTTAAATTGTAATAGTCAAGAAGTTACATTTAATCAACATTTAAACGATGCTTATTGTTCAGAGTGTGGAACATGGCAAGACGAATAAATTAAATTATATAATTATGAATAAAAAACAATTAATAAGACAAATAAAATTTATTATTGATGGCGTTGAATTAAGTGAAAACCCTTTTTTTATAATAAACAAAATTAAAAATATAATAGAACAAGAAACGCAAACCGAATAAATTAATATCATGCACAGATTAGAATCAAACATAATGCACCATGTAAAGAAACAGAGAGAGCAAAGAAAACTAAAGCTATTAATATTAGGACAATTAAAAACAAATATAAGTTCATATAAAGTAAATAAATTATTAAGAATATATAATACTTTAAATTAAATTATATTAATCTTTTACCATCTTTTATTGATAATACACCCCTTTAATTAGGGGTTTTTTTATATCCAACATTTTGTTAGATTCCTAACAATTAGTTAGTTAAGATTAATTAAATTGTAAATATGTATATTTCTTTATCTTAATCAGCTACAAACAAGCCATATAAAGCAATTTAAACACCTTTTTAGCTAGTTTCACACCCTTTCTGGTGGTTACCCCTCAATTTAATTTAATAAGCTCTTAAAACGTCTTAAAATCAATATTTAGTTGTATATAAGTTGTAGATATACCACTCTCACGGAATAAATTTGCTATACAGGATATTACTCCACTCTCTCTACACTTCATACTTTCCATCTGACACTTGTATATCCCTTATGAATTCAATACCTTTATGAATCTAATAGGTTATGGCTAGAAAAAAAATGTATGATGAAAATTATCTAAAGGCAATTTCCTATTGCATGGATAATGGCATAAAGATATATCCTGTGCCTAAGAGCCGTAAAGAATATTATCTTGAAGTTAATGACAATGGTCAAATAATACGTTCACCAGAGGCATATAATCTAAAACAATGGAGTAATAAAATAGTTGAACTCTATGTATTCTACTATTACAAACATAACCCAACCGACAAATAGTCAGATTATATATGTTATATATATATACATAGTGTATATATAGCATAGTGTAATATATAACATAGTGTATATATACATAGTGTAATATATAACATAAAGTATTATATTGCATAGTGTATATCATGTATAACATATACATACATAATATCATATATAACTGACATATATTCAGTTGGAATAAAGTAAAGTACAAAAACCAATAAAACTATTAATTATAATATGGCACTAAAACAAATCGAATTAGAAGTACCAACGACTCTATCTGACATTAAACTTTGGCAATACCAAAAGTATATGAAAGTGATAGAGCAGAACAAAACAGAGGATGCTGAAGACACAGAAAAAATAAATGATTTCTTAAATATGAAACTTGTAGAAATATTCTGTAATGTTTCACTAAGAGATGTAAGTAAGATACCTCTAAAAGAATATGAGAAGGTTTTAACAATATTAAACAAGGCATTTGAAGAGAAACCTAAACTTATACAGAGATTTGATTTGTTAGATGTAGATATGGGATTTGTGCCTAAACTAGATGATATTACACTTGGTGAATATGTAGATATAGAAACTAATATTTCTGATTGGCAAAAAATGCACAAAGCTATGGCTGTATTGTACAGACCAGTGAATTTTAAGGCAAAAGACAAATATGGAATAGCACCTTACAAAGTAAACGAAGAAGTGCAAGAGTTAATGAAAGAGATGCCATTAGATGTGGCGATTAGTTCAATGGTTTTTTTTTACACTTTAGGGAAGGAGTTACTGGGAGCTATACCGAAATATTTGGAGCAACATCTGAAGAAAGAGGATATGCAACAGCTAGAGACGCATTTGGAAAAAAATGGGGTTGGTATCAATCAATTTATGCACTCGCTAAAGGAGATGTCAGGAACTTTAATACAGTTACCGAACTTCCACTCTACCAGTGTTTAAATTATTTAGCATTTGAAAAAGAAAAAACAGATATAGAACAACAAGAATTAAAAAAAGCATATAAGAGATGACAAGTTTTTACGACATACTAGATAAACTTAAAACATACCTTCAAGGTAATACAAATGTTAATTCAGTTACTTTTGGAGATATATTTGAAGTGGACTTAGCTAAACAAACTATATTTCCATTATCACACATAATTGTAAACGGATGTACGTTTCAAGACCATGTAGTTCAATTTAATCTACAGGTTATCTGTATGGATATTGTAAATGAGACAAAAGAAGATAAGAAAGATTTAAATAACTATTTTCACGACATAAATAACAAACAAGATGTATTAAATACTCAGTTTGCTGTAGTCAATGGTTTACAATCAGCACTAAGAAGAGGAGAGTTGTTTTCTGATTTATTTCAAATAGATACAGATTATACTGCTAATATGTTTGAAGATAGGTTTGAAAATTTACTTGCTGGTTGGAGTTTAGATTTATCAATCACAGTGGCAAATAATCAAATATCAGATATTAATGCTAATGGTCAATCTCCTTGCTAATGAGTTTTAGATTAAAAAATACAGAAGCTTTTTTAACTAGCTATGCTAATAAACTTATACGTTTGTCACGACTTGAAATAGAAAAACCTAGACAAAGAACATATAATAGTATAAAATTTGGAAGCAGAACATTAAACAAACCTTTAGATTCATCAGGCAAATTAAAAGACAGTTTAAAGTTAGAAAAGAAAGTTGTGAGAAAAGGAGATTTCTTTCAGTTTAACGTAAAAGGTAATGCTTACGGAGAAAAAGTTGATGAAGGAACTAAATCAGGAACAAGCCCATCTGTTTCTCAATTAGTTGCTTGGATAGACACAAAACCAGTAACGCTTCAAGATAGTAAAGGAAATAGTTTATCTAGTATTAGTCCTAAAGGAAAAAACAGAATAGCTAATCAAATAGCACAAAAAATAAAAAGAGAAGGAATAAAACCAACTAACTTTTTAACTGATTTAATAAATAAAGAAATAGATAACGTATTAGGCGTTGCTCCAGAAATTATAAAAGATATAAATATGGATTTAGATGGATTCATGAAAAAACTAGGTTATAAAAAACAAGGAGACACCTTTAAATTACAAAAATAGATATGTCAACAATAATTAACACAAGAAGTCCATTTTATAAAAAAATAAGTAATGCATCTTTGTTTTCTGCCAAACTAGAGCTTTCTATTTGGACTGGAGAAATTGGAGATAAAACCAGTTCTGACAAAAAATATACATTAAAAAAACAAGCTATAGGAAGCAATACTTATGTTTCTTTTGAATTAAGTAAGCTTATAAGAGATTATATGACTACTGAATACAACAATTATGCAACTGACACTTTATGGATAGAAACTGTTTCTGTAATATACAATTCATCAGGAGGCACTGTATCTACAACTACGGAGAATTATTTAGCTATTGATGGTTATGGTTATTTTGAAAACGGTATAAATCCTAGAACCGTAGAGTATTCTACACCTATGGTTTTACAAGACAATATTAATGTATATTATAATGATGGTTCTGATATTAAGATTCCTATATATGCTGAAGCTGCAACGGTAACAGCAGTTTTAGATACAGATGCTGGAGCTAACGTAAATTGGAATGAGGCAAATGATTTTTGGGACACTTATGATGTTAACTGGGGAGATGGGGATGAAGACCAAGAAATAACAGACAACGGAGACACTAATCAAAAAATACAATACTTAATACTTACTGATACTGAATATTTATCAGATGGAGATACTGTAACAATATCTAGTACTAATGGTTCTTATTCAGATGTTGTTATAACTCTAAAAAAAGTGTGTGAACCTAAATATACTCCATTAAATATAATATTTTATAATAAGTACGGAGCTTTACAAAACCTATGGTTCTTTAAGAAATCAGTAACAAACATAAACATAACCTCAGAGCAATTTAAAAATAATATTATTGATTTTGACAATAGTGGAGGCTCACCAACATATTCTTTATCTAAGCATCAAGAAAAGAAATTTATGGCTAACGGAAAAGAATCTATTACGATAAACACAGGATTCTATGAAGAGTCGTTTAATGAAATAATAAGACAAATGATATTGTCTGAACAAGTATGGGTTTATGACGGTAATAATACTTTACCTATAAATCTTAAATCTAACAGCTTGCAATTTAAGAAATCAGTAAATGATAAGTTAATATCATATACAGTTCAGTTTGATTATGCGTTTGATAAAATAAATAATATACAATAGTGGAACAACCAGTATTATACATAAAAGATAAAGACAATAATTATCAGCAGGCAGAAATGTTTAGTAATGAAACTATCAACATTACTTCTAAAATACAAGATGTAAAAGAACCAGAAAAAATATTTACTAACTTTACACAAGCTTTTAATATTCCTGCCTCTAAAGAAAATAACAAAATACTACAACACTGGTATAATAGCAGTATAGAAGATGGGTTTGACTATAGAATAAAAAAAGACGCAATACTTGAGGTTAATTATAGTCCGTTTAGAAGAGGCAAAATACAACTAAAAAAAGTTGTACTTAAAGATAATGTGCCTTTTTCTTATAACATTATATTTTATGGGAATACCATAAACCTTAAAGATTTAATGAAAGATGATGAGTTGCAACAACTAGATTATTTAGATAACTATAATCATGATTATAATGCTGGAAACGTATATTTAGGATTTCAAACTGGATTAACTTTAAATTCAGTTAACCACTCTGTTATATATCCTTTGATTACGCATACTAAAAGATTATATTTTGATTCCTCAAGTTATATAAAATCAGGAACAGCAACAACAAACAGTGACAGTAAACTTGTTGATTCAACTGCTAATTTTACAAGTGTTAATATAGGGGATTACGTTGTAAATACATCTAATAATACTACTGCATTAGTTACATTTGTATCATCATCAACTACAATAGCTCTAAGCGAGCATATTTTTGAAAATAATGATAATTATGAAATATATGAAAAAATACAATATAGTGGTAATTTATATTATGATAACACGCAATCTAAAAGAGGACTATCTTATGTTGATATAAAACCAGCTATAAAATGTACTGAATTAATTACAGCAATAGAACAAAAATATAATATAGATTTTATAGGGAATTTTCTTACTAGTGATGCGTTCAGTAATTTATATATGTGGCTACATAGAAATAAAGGAGGGTTAACTACAGAAGGAACACAAAGTAAAATAATTAGTGATTTAACAAGGTCTTCTGGCAGCACAAGCTTTGATGTAACAGATACTAATTGGACTTTTGACATTGTAGGACGAGGAAGAGAAGAATATAATTTTACTTTAGTTTTAGACATAAAAACTGGTTATACAGATGTTAAATATAGTATAAAAGCTTATGATTCTATATCTAATGTTGTTATTGCAGAAATTAAAGATGTGACTAATGACAACAGTTTAAGTTGGGGAATAAGTTTTGATGAAGACATACCTTTAACTAATTATAATATAAAATGGACTGTAGAAGCAGAATCTACCGTATTCTTTACACCTACTTTAACTTTAAATTATAAAGAGTATGATGATGGTCCTTCACAACCTGCAACTAATGATTTAACTGCTATATATGTAACTAGTCCTGCTGAAATAAACACTCTTAATCAAATTATAGTTAAGGACCATCTGCCTAAAATAAAAGTTATTGATTTTCTAACTGGCATATTTAAGATGTTTAATTTAACTGCATATTATGAAGACAACTATGCAAGTGCAAACTTTGGTAAAATAATTGTAGAAACTTTAGATGATTTCTATGCAAATGCTGTAAACAATCCATCTTCTGGTAGTTATGATATATCAAAATATGTTAATATAGAAAAATCTACTATAGAAGCTCCTATAACCTATAAGACTATAAATTTTAAGTATAAAGAACCCAAAACGCTTATAGCAAAAGAACATAAAGAAGAATTTAATGAAGTGTTTGGTGATGAAAGTTTTACGTTGTCTGGTTTGGATTCTGGAAAAACACACAAAGTTGAATTGCCTTTTGAACACATGAAATACGAAAGATTGTTTGATGAGAACAATGGAGATATTACAGAGATATTATGGGGATATGCAGCAGACGGTAAGTTTGATAGTGATATAGATGTTTATCCAGCAACAGGTGATTACGACCCTGTTTTAACTAATCCATTATTATTTTATGGCATTAGAGAAACTATGGTAGGAACAACTCAATATATAAACTGGATAGATGTAGATAATATATCAAACAATCCTCCAAATAACATAACTAGATATTGGAGACCTAGTAATACTAATACTTCAGGACAAAGCATAGTTTTGTACAACTATAATTCATCTTATAGTTCAAATGTAAATATTTATCCAGAATATACAATAAACTTTGACAATGAAATTGATGAATGGACTTTAACAGATTATAACGGTAACACTAATTCATTATTTAGAAATTTCTATGGAAATTACATAAGAGATTTGTTTGACAAAAGAAAAAGAATATTAAAAATAGATAGCCACCTGTCTGAAGAGGTATTAATTAATTATAACTTAAATGATAAGTTTATAATAAATAATAATGAATATACTATAAATCAAACAAGAACTAATTTTAATTCAGAAATAACAAACTTAGAACTTCTTAATGTATTGCCTCCAACATATTATGAAATACAATTATATTTTGGGTTTGGAAACAATCTTTGCGATACTGGAACTTTAGTTACTGTATATTCAGATGTAGCTTCAATATCTTTTGGTTCTGTAACTACAGGTAAAATTTATGCTAACAAATCTTTAACTGTATTTGCTCCTAATGGAAAATATGGCAACTCAAATAATTACGATAATTGGTATGCAGATGGTATGACCATGACAACTCCTTCTTATAGAAAACAAGGTTTTTGGCAATCTGAATTTGATGTAACCGTTTCATATCCTTTAACTTGTAGTGGAGGAGGATAAAATAAAATATTATGATAAAAAATATACTTGATTTATTAAATGCAGACGACTGGTACGGTGTAAGCGAAAATGTAGAGATTGCAAAAGGTAAATATGCAGGAGTAAAAGACTTTGAACAAATGAAAGAACAACTAAAAAGATTAAGACATGGCAAGTAAAAAAATACTTATACAAATACAAGTAGGTGCTAAAGATGCTAATATTGCCGTAGCTAATGTAGAAAAAGCTATGCAAGGTTTGAGTGATGCTCAAATTAAAGTTAATAAAAACACAAAAAATAACACAGCATCAGCAGGTTTACATAACGCTATATTAATGGAATCAGGTCGTTTAGCATCTGACCTTAATTATGGTTTTACTGCTATAGCAAACAACTTAGGTCAATTATTTAGTTTATTTCAAGCTAGTGCAAATAGTGCTGAAGGATTAGGTGCTGCGTTTAAAAAATTATTATCTGTACAAGCTTTATTTTTAATAGGAGGACAAATATTAATACAAAACTTAGATAAAGTTACAACTTTCTTTAAAGATGTAGTTTTTGGAATAGAAGATTTTGACAAAATATTTAATAAAGCATCTGATACAGTAAAAGAAGTTAATGGTAATTTTGAATTATATATAGCAACTTTAGAAGATGTTACAAAAAGTGAAGAAGAAAAAAAAATAGCTATAGAAGAATTAAATGATGAATATCCTGATTATATAGATAGCTTGCAAAAAGCAAATGTTACATTAGAAGATGTTAAAAACAAAACTAAAGCTGCAAGTATTCAAAACGATTTATATAGAGATTCTATAATGGAACTTGCAATAGCCAGAGCAGCAGAAAATGAAATAGAAAAAATATCATCAGAAATACTACAAGCTGAAATAGATTTAAAGAATGACCAGCTTGAACTAGGATTTAAAACTGAAAGTCAAGTAAAAGAAAGAATAAAACTATTAGATGAGCTTATAGCTGCTGAAAAATTAGAGAAAAAACAAGTAAGTGATGCCACTGATGCTTATGGTGGATTGGGTGCTGCTGGAGCAAACTTAACTAAATCAATGACAAGCACTTTGGCTGGGTATGAAGCAGAAAAAGCTGCTTTAGAAGGAACAGCTAAAGCTTATGGTGGATTAAGTGAAAGTATAACTGAAAGAATTGATAGATTAAAAGAAGAAAGGGAAAGATATTTAGATTTTGTAAATTTGAGAAAAACACAAGTAAAAGAAGATGTTGCTGTTGAAGATGAATATACTAAAACTAAAATAGGAAATGTAGATAAAGAAATAGCTGCAATTAAAGCTTTAGGTAATATTAGAAGTAAGTTCTTTAAGAAAAACCAACAACAAGACGTTAAAGATAAAGAAACTGCTTTAGAAAAATCTGAATTACAAAGAATACAAGCATTAGCTGAAGTAGATGCTATAGAAGGCAATGAAATAGCTAAAAGACAAGCAAGGTTAGAAATAAATGCTTTTTATGATAAAAAAGATATAGAAGCGGCTAAAGAAACACAAGAAGCAAAAGAAGAAATTGATAAGCTTGAAGCAGAATCTAAACTTGAAGCATTAGATAACATTGGTAAAGGATTAATGTCGGCAGCAAAAATAGCTGGTGAATCTACTGGTGCAGGAAAGGCATTAGCTGTTGCAGGAACTTTATTTTCAACTTATTCAGCAGCACAAAAAGCTTATGAAAGTCAATTAGTACCTCTTGACCCAACCTCACAAGGTAGAGCAATTATAGCGGCAGCTGCTGCCACACTTGCTGGGTTGGCAAATGTAAAAGCAATTTTGTCTGTAAAAGCAAAGGGAATGAAAGAAACTTCTGTAACAGGAGGTGCGGCAAGACCAGTTTCAGTACAGGCACCTGACTTTAATGTGGTAGGACAAGGAAGTGCTAATCAACTAGGTCAAGTTATAAGCGGACAATTTGGACAACCATTGAGAGCTTATGTAGTAAGTGGAGACATAACATCAGCTCAAGAATTAGATAGAAGTATAACAACAGGAGCAACAATAGGTTAATTATTAAAACAAATTCAATATGAAAATAGTAGAACTACTTATAGACGAAGAACAAGAATTATCTGGAATAGAAGCTATATCTATTGTAGATGAGCCAGCAATAGAAGAAAACTTTATTGCATTATCTAAACAGCACGAAATAAAACTTGCTGAAGTAAATAAAGAAAAGAAAATATTAATGGGTGCTGCCTTAGTTCCTAATAAAAACATCTATAGAAAAAGTGGTGAAGATGAGTATTATATATTCTTTAGTGAAGATACAGTAAGACAAGCATCTCAATTATTCTTAATGAGAGGTAATCAAAACAAATCTACTTTAGAACATCAAGCTGAACTGCATGGTTTATCCGTTGTTGAATCTTGGATTATAGAAGATGATGTGCATGACAAGTCAAGAAAGTATGATATGGATTTACCTATAGGTACTTGGATGGTTTCTATGAAAGTAAACAATGATGATGTTTGGAATGATTATGTTAAAACAGGTAAAGTAAAAGGATTCTCTATAGAAGGTTATTTTACTGATAAAATAGCTATGAGTAAAATAAATGAAATAAACAATGAAGAAGAAGCTAGAGAGATATTATTAGAGATTGCCAATTCAATACTAGATAACAAGTATGAATTAAAAACTTATAGTGATTATGGAAGTGGTGTAAGAAACAATGCTAAAAGAGGTATTGATTTAAATGAAAAAGTAAACAATAAATGTGCAACTAGCGTAGGTAAAGTAAGAGCTCAACAATTAGCTAGAGGAGAAAAATTATCTGTATCTACAATTAAAAGAATGTACTCATATTTAAGTCGAGCAGAAACATATTATGATGAATCTGATAGTAAAGCTTGTGGAACTATATCTTATTTATTATGGGGAGGTAAAGCAGGATTGAATTGGTCAAGAGGCAAACTTAAAGAGCTTGGTGAAATAGAACTTAACGACCCTTGTCAAGAAGGATATGAGCAAATTGGAATGAAAGATAAAAACGGAGTATTAGTGCCTAATTGTGTGCCTAAACAATAACTATGAAAAAAACAAATGAAACTGTAGGAAACGCTGTTCCAAGTGGCAGTAGAAGAGGTTGCATGTGTAAAGACGGCACATACTCAAGAAAGTGTTGTGATGGAACTTTAAGAAGTCAGGGTATTGGAAAAACAAGAGCTGAAGCACCAAAATCTAATATGTATAGAGTTGAGTTTTGTACAGGTGGTCATAAACATAATGTTTGGTCAGACACAATATCTTTAGTTGTTGGAAATATTTATCATTTAACATTAAAAAATAGTCATCACACAGGATGTTATACTGTTCTTAGAACAACTACAGAAGTTGGACTAGAAATTGAATCTGTTAATGTATATGATAATTGTTCAGCTTGTCTTGCTGCAAACTAAAAATGTAACAACCTTTTTACATACAGTTATTTAAGTAAGATAAATTAATTTAATAATCGAAATTTATGGAAAACACTAAAGCTACATCAATTTTGAACGACATCATGGAAAAACTATCACTAGTTAAGAAAGATGAAGTAAAAGAAGTTGAAGTGAATCAAGAAGTAAATCTTTCGGAACAAATTAAAGAAGAAGAAAAATTATCTCAAGAATTAACAGAACTTGCCTGCCAAGAAGAAGTTAAAGAGGAATTATCTACTGAAGAAGTTGTTTCTGAAGAATTACAAGAAGAAGTTCCAGTTATAAAGGAAGCTTCTCAAGAAATTGAAATGGATGAAACTAAATACGTTGGGAGAGACGAGTTTGATTCTAAAATCTCTGAATTAAAAGGATTGATTGAGGAAATGAAATTAGGTTACGGTGAAGAAAAACTATCTATGCAAAACAAAATAGAGAAGTTATCTGCTGAACCAGCTTCAGAACCAATCGCACACAACCCTGAAGGGGAAGTAAAACAAAACTTTAAATCTTATGGTCAAAACAAAGTAATGAGCACTAGAGATAGAGTAATGAACAGAATTGCTAATTTAAAATAAACTAAAACAAAAACAATTAAAAAATGGCTACTACTACATCAATTACAAGTACTTATGCTGGCGAATTTGCAGGCAAGTACATTTCTGCTGCTTTATTATCAGGTGTTACACTTGATAGAGGTGGTATTGAAATCAAACCAAATGTAAAGTTCAAAGAGGTAATCAAAAAGATTGCTACTGATTCTAACGTAATCAAAGACGCAACTTGTGACTTTACTGATACTGCAACTATTACATTAACTGAAAGAATCCTACAACCAGAAGAATTCCAAGTAAACCTAGAGCTTTGTAAGAAAGACTTTAGAAGTGACTGGGAAGCTGTATCTATGGGATACTCTGCTTTTGACAACTTACCTCCTAAATTCAGTGACTACTTAATTGGTCATGTTTCTGGATTAGTTGCTGAAAAAACAGAAAACAACATCTGGTCTGGTGTTAACGCTAACGCTGGTGAATTTGATGGGTTCTCTACTTTAATGGCTGCTGACGGAGATATTATTGACGTTGCTGCTGGAACTGTAACTTCTGCTAACGTAATTGCAGAGCTAGGAAAAATAGTTGACGCTATTCCTTCTGCTTTATACGGAAAAGAAGATTTATACATCTATGTGTCTCAAAATATTGCTAGAGCTTACGTAAGAGCACTAGGAGGATTTGGAATCTTAGAAAACGCTGCTGGAAGTGAAAATGTATCTAGCATTGGAGCTAACGGTGTATCTAATCAAGGTACTATGTGGTGGCAAAATGGAGCATTATCTTTTGATGGTGTAAAATTATTTGTTGCTAATGGACTTGGTGACAATAAAGCAGTTGCTGCTGAAAAATCTAACTTATTCTTTGGAACAGGTCTTTTATCTGACCACAACGAAGTTAAGTTGATAGATATGGCTGACCTAGACGGTTCTCAAAACGTAAGAGTTGTTATGAGATTTACTGCTGGAGTACAGTACGGAATAGGTTCTGATATAGTTCTTTATTCTTAATAAATTAAATTAACCAAAAATTAGGGTAGGTAGGTAAATATCTGCTTACCCTTTTTTTATAATAAATAATAAAACTATGGCTTGTGGATTAAATATAGGTAGAAAAGAACCTTGTAAAGATGTCGTTGGTGGTATTAAAAATGTTTATTTTGTTGACTTTGGAGACTTAGGTACGGTTACTAAAACCGATGATGAAATAACAGATATGACAGGAGATTCTAGTAACAATTTAACAGCTTTTAAATATGAAGTTAAAGGAAATTCATCTTTTGAGCAAAATATTACCGCATCAAGAGAAAACGGAACTACATTCTTTGAACAAACATTGAATCTTACACTACACAAATTATCTAAAGAAGATAATAAAGAATTAAAATTATTAGCTTACGGAAGACCTCACGTTGCTGTTGAAGATTATAACGGTAATGTGTTTTTAATGGGTTTAGAGCATGGTGCTGATGTATCAGGAGGAACTATTGTAACTGGAGCTGCTATGGGAGATTTAAGTGGTTACACACTTACTTTGTCTGCTATGGAAAGAGAACCATCTAACTTTATGGAAGTTCTTTCTACTGCTGCTACTTTTCCATTCAGTGAATTTGCTGGATTATCAGGAACTGTAACTATTACAGAAGGTAGTAATGATTAATAATTAAATTTAATTAGGTGAAATTAAAGGGATACTTCGGTGTCCCTTTTTTTATGAAAACAAATTAAGTATTATTTGTTACTTATAATATGGTTATATTAACAACATCAACAGATGCTCAGAGTTTTAAGGTAATTCCTAGAAGTACACCAAGCTCGGTTACATTTCAATTAACTGACAAGTCTAAAAGAACCACAAGTGCTGTTTCTGTTACTGTAGCTAATTCTAACGGCTATATGACGCTTACAGGGAGCTTTTCTTTAGTTGAGGACAGGTTTTATTCATTTGTAATTAAAAGTGGCTCTACGATAATATATAGAGGTTCTATTTTCTGTACAAATCAAACTAATTTTAATACCTTTGATGTACACTCTGGAGAATACACTACAGAAAACACATACGATAACGATTTTGTAATAATATGAGAAAAGTAAATAAAATGGCAAAAAAAAGATACAATAACTCTTTGCCTAAAGTAGAAAAAGGAAAGATACACATAGTCAACATGTCATCTTATACAAGACCTGAAATAAAAGAACAATACAACAGAGATTGGGTAGAATATGGAGATGACAATAATTATTTTAGTTATTTAATAGATAGATATAACGGAAGCCCCACAAACAATGCCGCTATAAATGGTATTGCTGAAATGATATATGGTAAAGGGCTTGATGCTGTAGAAGAAGATACAAAGAGTAAAGATTACATAGAGATGAAAGAACTCTTTACTAAATCTTGTATGAAAAAAGTATGCTACGACTATAAAATGATGGGTCAGGCTGCAATTCAAATAATCTATTCTAAGGACAGGAAAAAGATTGTGCAAGTAGAACATATACCTGTAGAGACGTTAAGGGCAGAGAAAGCAAATAACAAGGGTGAAATACAAGGTTATTACTATGCTAAAGATTGGTCAGAGGTTAACTACAAGATGAACCCTAAAAGAATACCTGCATTTGGAACAAGCAACTCAGGATTAGAAATATTATATATTAAACCTTATAGAGCTGGATTTTATTACTATTCACCAGTAGATTATCAAGGAGGTTTACAATACGCAGAACTAGAAGAAGAGATAGCGAATTATCATATAAATAATATACAAAATGGACTTGCCCCAAGTATGCTTATTAATTTTAATAATGGTGTTCCTACAGAAGAACAAAGGTCTCTTATAGAACAAAACATACAAGAAAAATTTAGTGGTTCTTCTAATGCTGGTAGATTTATATTGGCATTTAATGATAGCAAAGAGCTTTCTGCAAGTATTGAGCCAGTGATATTAAGTGACGCACATGAGCAGTATAAGTTTCTTAGTGATGAATCTATGAGAAAGGTAATGGTATCGCATAGAATTGTATCTCCTATGCTTGTAGGTATAAAAGATAATACAGGTTTAGGAAACAATGCTGAAGAACTACAAACAGCATCTTTACTTATGGATAATACAGTTATAAGACCGATGCAAGTTACTATACTAGATGAACTAGAAAAAGTATTAATGTATAACGGAATTGAATTAGACATATACTTTAAAACACTACAACCTTTAGAATTTACTGATTTAACTAATGCTGTTACAGATGCAGAAATAGAAAAAGAAACAGGAATAAAAAAAGATGATAGTGCAAAAATAGAAGAAGAACAAATAAATATAGAAGAATAATGGCAACAGCACTATTTATAAAAAGGTCAGATTTAGTTAAGAATACTGCATTAAATTCAAATGTAGATACAGATAAATTTATACAGTTTATTAGTTTGGCTCAAGAAATTCATGTACAAAACTATTTAGGCACAGATTTATATGACAAGATAAGTGCTGATATAATAGCAGGAAATTTAACTGGTGATTACTTAGATTTAGTTAACGACTATATACAACCCATGTTAATTCACTTTGCTATGGTTGAATACTTGCCGTTTGCAGCTTATTCTATATCAAATGGAGGTGTATATAAACATAACTCTGAAAACAGTCAGATAGCTAATAAAGAAGAGATAGATTTCTTAATTCAAAAGGAGAGAGATTTTGCTGAGTATTATGCACAAAGATTTATTGACTATATGACTTATAATGCACCATCTAAATTTGATGAGTATTATAGTAATTCTAACCAAGATATTTATCCAGATAAAGACACAGGATTTCACGGATGGGTATTATAAAGAAGAATTACAAACCTAAAGAGGTTAATGTAAAAAAATTACTAACTTATTTAAAAAAGAAGGATAATGGCTACACTTTCAGGAAATAAAATAAAAAATACCTATCAGTCACTTGTAAAGTTTTCTGATAATGGAAATATAACTACTTCAGCCAAACAACTAACTGATGGTTTTGGTAACAATTCTCCTGTGTTTGTATCTACTACTCAAGTAGGTATAGGTGTTACTCCAGAATCAGGATTAAATCTTCACATCTTTGGAGATGCTAAAATAGGTAGCAATTTAACAGTCATTGGAAACTTAGTAGTTGAAGGAAGCACTACAACAGTAGGAACAGATACATTAACGGTAAAAGACCCTTTAATTGTATTAGCAAATAACAACACTTCTACAGATGCAGTTGACATAGGTTTTTATGGCAAATATACTCCTTCTGGTACTACACTATACTCAGGACTGTTTAGAGAAGCTCTAACAGGTAAATACAGGTTATTTAAAGGACTAGAAGCTGAACCTACTACAACAGTAAACACTAGTGGAACAGGATATGCAGTAGCTACTTTAATTGCTAATTTAGAGGGTAATTTTATAGGAGGTACTATATCTAGTACAGGTGCAAATTTTTCAGGAAATGTTGTTATTCAAAATTCTGGAGTTCCAACGTTGTCTATTCAAAACACAACAAATAATGTACAGGGTATATTCTATGCTAGTAGTTCTGAAGTTGTAATTGGTAGTAACACAAACAATACATTAAAGTTTCTACAAAACGGAGGTACTGCATTAACAATAGACACTTCACAAGATGCAACTTTTGTTGGAGGTATAAGTGCTACAACAGCAGATTTTAGTGGTGATGTAGATATTGACGGAACATTAGATGTAGATGATGTAATTAGTGTTGAAGGCTCTGCTTTTGGTAGAATAGAAATAGGAGGAGCTTCAGGTGGCTATATAGATTTAAAAGCACCTAACTCTGATGACTATGATTTAAGAATAATTACAAGTTCTGGTGGTAATGAAGTAACTACAGCTACAGGTGACTTAATATTTAATACAGCAGAAACATTAGCTTTAACAATAGACACTTCACAAGACGCTACATTTGAAGGAGATATAATACTTTCAGGAACAGTTGATGGTAGAGATGTTGCTACAGATGGAGCTAAGCTAGATGGAATAGAATCTGGTGCAACTGCTGACCAAACTGCTGCTGAAATTAAAACTGCTTATGAAAGTAATGCAAATACTAATGCTTTTACAGATGCTGATGAAACTAAGTTAAATGGTATTGAAGCGAGTGCTGATGTAACTGATGCTACTAATGTATTGGCAGCAGGAGCAGTAATGACTACTGGTAATCAATCTATTGGTGGAGTAAAAACATTTAGTGACCAAGTTACAATACCTGCTACTCCAAGTGCAAGTACAGATGCAGCTTCTAAAGGATATGTAGATGCAGCAGTAGAAGGTCAAGATACTTTAGCAGAAATACTTGCAATAGGTAATACTACAGGAGGAACTGATATAGCTATAACATCAGGAGATAAGATAACTAACTTTACATCAACAGGTATTGATGATAACGCAACTTCAGAAGCAATATATATAACATCTGGGGGTAAAATAGGAATAGATGAAGATACTCCATTAGCTAAATTAACAGTAAATCAAGATAGTTTAGTAGATACTGAAGGAATAATGGTACAATCAGGGAATGATGCTGGTAATGGTGGTGTGGCTATATTTAAATCAGCGAATCTAGTTGGTTCTATAAGTGCCTTAGGTAGTAGCTCAAGTTTAACTTTTATGACCAGTGGTGGAACAACTGCTTTAACTTTAGATAGTTCACAAAACGCAACTTTTGCAGGAGAT